GCAAACTGGTTAAAACAAGATTCTACAATTGAACAATTGGAAAAAATAATTCGTTATATGAAAGAACACAATGAACATATTTTATCTCTCAAATGATACACAAGAATGTGCTCAATTCCATAATAACCGACATACGGTGAAAATGATTATTGAGTATGCACAACTCATGTCCACGGCTCATCGTTTGCTTGACGGTGAAGAATACACCGACATGACTGCTAATGGTCGACGCATTAAACGCTGGCGCCTAGTTGATGAGCGCGAACAACAACTAATGAAGGCTTCACATATCAATCATCCCTCTGCTGTTTGGTGTCGCATCAATCTTTCCAACTATCATTGGTTGTATGTTATGTGGACTCACCTGCTGGATGAATACACTTATCGTTACGGTAAAATTCATGCTTGTGCAAGACTGAAGGACACTTTACGTTTTCCTCCCACAAAAATTTCAGTTGGTGAATTCTTTCCTCCCACGCCCGCGATGCCTGATGATGTAAAAGTTCCTGGTGATTCTCTTGCCTCTTATCGTAATTATTACAATAAGAACAAAACGCATCTAGCTGACTGGAAAAAACGACCGGCACCGAGTTGGTATTCGGCTATATAAGGATATCAATATGCCAACTTATAGTTTTTTTAATTCTGAGACAGGTGAGGAGTTCGAATCGTTCATGAGAATTTCTGAGCGTGATGAATATCTGAAATCCAATCCACACATTCAACCTGTGGTGACTGCGCCAGCAATCGTGTCTGGCGTGTCTACCTCTACGCAGAACCGTGTGCCAGATGGCTTTAAAGAAGTCCTTTCTAAAGTCGCTGAGGCACATCCGGGAAGTGACCTAGCACAGAAGCACTCTAGGAAATCCATCAAACAAGCCAGAACCGAGCAGGTTGTGAAAAAGCACGTAGAAAGGACGACTGGCGTTAAAATCTAAAGGGTCTCAATGGCAAGAAAAGCAAACACCAGAATACATCTTGAGGATGAGCAACCAAAGATTACGAATGCACTTAAGGTTCGTATAGATGATTTAAAAACATTTGAGCCACTGACAGAAAATCAAAAAATATTTTTCGATGCATATAAAAGAGGAGATTACTTTGTAGCATTACATGGTGTTGCAGGTACAGGTAAAACTTTTTGTGCCCTATATAAAGCACTTGAGGAAGTTTTGGATAAGAGTAATCCTTTCAGAAAGATTATTCTGGTTAGGTCTGCTGTTCAGTCTAGAGAAATTGGACATTTGCCTGGTGATGTTACAGAAAAGATGGAAATTTACCAACAACCTTATCGACAGATTTGTGAGACATTGTTTGGTAGAAAAGACGCATATCAGAGACTTGAAGAACAAGGCTTCATTGAATTCATTTCAACCTCATTCATTCGTGGTATGAGTTTTGATGATGCAATCATTATTGTCGATGAAATGCAAAATTTAACATTCGAAGAAATCGATACTGTCATGACCCGTGTTGGTTATCGTTCGAAGATTATTTGGTGTGGTGACTATAGACAAACAGACTTGAACAAAAAGAAAAATGACATGAGTGGCATCTTGAAGTTTTTCGATATCGCTATGCACATGGGAGCATTCACCAGAATTGAGTTTACTCCTGAAGATATTGTTCGAAGTTCTCTTGTTAAAGATTATATTTTAGCTAAAATGGTTTATGAGGATAACAATTGATAGAAACGAAAAAATTTCTGGAAGAAAACGGCTATCTTTTTCTTCCAGATTTTATTGATAAAGATAGTTGCCGATTGATGGCAGAATCAATGATTCAGGCTGTCGAATCTGGCCGAGGAGAAAAAGACCCACAATGTCCACTCTCACATTCTTTCATCGATGTTTTTGATGAGGCACATAATGAGTTATTACCACATCTTGAAAATGTGACAGGAAAGAAACTGATAAAGACTTATAATTATTGTAGGCTTTATCAACCAGGTGAAGTTTTAGAAAGACATATAGATAGAGAATCTTGCGAATATTCAATAACACTTACTGTTGGTTTCGAAGGTGAATCTTGGCCTTTTTTTGTTGAAGAAAAAAGCGGATTTGAAAAGGAAATTTTAGCTTCGATTGGTGATATGATTGTTTATAAAGGTATTGAAAGACCTCACTGGAGAAACGAATATAAAGAAGGAGAGTGGCAAGCACAAATTTTCTTTCATTACGTTGATGCTGAAGGTGAATATAAAAATCAACCTATACTTGAAATGTTTAGAAAAGAAAAAAATGTTTTTGTTGAACAAACCTGAAGCACTAAATTTCGATTTAACTGCTCAGAATTCTCCTTCAGGTAGACTTTACAAAACACCTTCTGGAGAAAAATATCCATCAGTCACAACTATTCTCTCGTCATATGGAAAGAAAGAATTATTTGAATGGCGTGAACGTGTAGGTGCTGAGGAAGCAAATCGCATAGCAGCAAAAGCTTCACGCCGAGGAACTGCTTTACACACCGTATGTGAAAAGTACCTGCTAAATGAATTGACAGGCATGAAAATTGCTAGTATGATTCCTTCAACGAAAGAACTTTTCTTTAAAATGAAAAGTCTCTTGGATGAAAACATAACAACCGTTTATTGCCTTGAACAAGCATTGTATTCTGATAGAATGCGTATTGCTGGTCGTGTTGATTGTATCGCCGAGTGGAATGGTAAAATTTCCGTTGTTGATTTTAAATCTTCTACCAACCAGAAGAAAAAAGAAAAAATCGGAAACTATTTCATGCAATGCACAGCATATGCATTAATGTATGAAGAAATTGTGGGAGTACCAATTGAACAAATTGTTGTTTTGATTGGTACTGAAAATGGGCCAGGTCAAGTTTTCGTTGAAAGCAAAAATGACTACATTGAAGAATTAAAAAAATACGTAGGAAAATATCATGATAGGCGATAAAATATATTTCTATACTGAAGATGGAACAAAATTCTATTCGAAGTTGGAAGCTATCGAATACTCCAAAAACAACAATCAAAAATTGAGTTTCTATTTTCATGATGATGTTTATTCGAAGGTTGATTGGAAAAAAGAACTCAAAGAAGATTTGAGTTACTACTATAAACAACAAGCCCTCAGACTTCGAGAAAAATATGATTATTTGGTTTTGGCTTATAGTGGAGGATATGACTCGACCAATATTTTGGAAACGTTTGTCCAAAACAATATAAAATTAGATAAAATTGTTGTTGTCGGAGCATTCAGTAAAGATTCTTCTTGGGGTGTGGATGAAAATCACAATGGTGAAATTTACCACAATGCCATACCTTATCTTAAACAGTTAAACCTGATAAACATCACAGAAGTGATAGATTATACGGATTACTTGACAGATGAAAATTATAAAAATTTATCAATCTATAAATACGGTTCAAATTGGGTATATGAAATAGGCTCATTTTTTAGTGTGCATAATTTTTTTTGGAGAGATGCTGAAAAAATTCTTACACCTAAGGAGTGGTCTCAGAAAAAAGTAGGTTTCATTTTTGGTTTAGACAAACCTAATTTAGATGATTTTGATGGTGAAGTGAGTTTCTGTTTCACAGATGCGCCGGTCATTTTGTATGGAAATTCTGTAGGATATGAAAATACCGAGAGAGTGAGATTTTATTGGGACCCAGAATATACAGATTTGTTGGTCAAACAAATACAGCAATTAAAAGAAAAAAATTGCTTTGGGCCTAATCAAAAAGCCGCTGCCGAAGTATTGTATAATTTAAAAAATCCACTAAAATTTGATTCACCCAAATCTGGAAATGTGTTTTGGAGTTTAAGAGATACATATTTAAGAGATATGAAAAATACGGAATTGTTTGAGTTTTATCAGTCAGGACTTAAAGAGATTGATGAGAAGATTGGTTTTTCTTCTATGGTTCCTATTCCTAGCAGAATTTATTCGGTATAAATATAAAAAAAGCTCTCAACGGAGAAAAAAATGCCAAAATATGTAAAAACAGTTATTAGAAAATCTATTCTTATTCCGTGGTTAACTGAAACGGTTTTCGTTGAAAACTCTACTTTTTTAACGAATGAAGAAAAACAACTTAGACAAGATGCTCTTGCTGGATGTGCTGAACTACCTGGCTACGTAGGTTACAATTGTATAAAAATTGGAAATACTGAAATTTTTACTCATGAATTCGACACTGAAGAAAATTTAAGAAATTTTGTAAATAAAACTCAAGATAAAGAAAGTGAATTGTATGATGAAAATATGGCAATCACAAAATATTATGAAATGATAAGGAGAAAAGTGAAAGAATTGAATTTACAGGACTCTTTTCAAGTCACAAATTCTATAGATTTAAATTGAGAGTTATACTATATTATGATAGGTTTGAATGACTGGATTGAAGTCAACGATTCTTTTTGTTCTTTCGATTTTTCAGAATTGAAAATACTCAGTAAAGAAGAATCGATTGACTACACTATTGAAAATATTCAAAAAAACCACAGCAACCTTTTTCTTGCTTTGAGTGGCGGCATAGACAGTGAATTTGCCGCCAATTGTCTTTTGAGTAGAGGTGTTAATTTTACACCAATTATCATGGACATAAAAAGCAATGCAGTTGAAAATTGGTATGCTTACAAATGGTGTTATGAAAATAAAAAGAAACCTGTAGTCATAGAAATGACAGAGTTTCAAATCATAACATCTTTTCCACAAATAGCACTAAAAAAGAACGTACCCTTTTATGCGGTAATTCCTATTGTATTATCCGAAATTGTGTATTCCAAAGGTGGTTCATTAATTTTAGGTGGTGAAGAAATAATTGATAGAGACTATTTTTTTAAAAACAAGTCTTTCGAAAAAATGTCGGAAAAGTTGGAAACAAATAAGTATGCTTTTTCAGTTGAATTGGAGGATAAAGGACATGTCGGTGGATTTTTATCTTACACACCGGAATTGTTTTATAATTGTCTCAATGAATTGAATTGTACACTTGATGGTCAATTGGCTCTATGTGAATATTATGGTGTTTTACCTAGACCAAAGTTAAGTGCTAAAAATAATTTGATTTTTATTCCGGAGTTGTTGAAAGTCAAAGAACACATTGATAAAAATATTTTTTCTTTTAATTATAAATTGGGTATGAAAAACAATTTTTTGCAACATGCACAAAACAAAAGAAAAATAAAATTTCCAGCAATCAAGGTTAACTACACATAAGCATTATGAAGTTTATTATTATTTTAATGATTTTTTTCTTTTCTAAAGCTGCATTATCAAAAGAAAGTATTGAGTTGTTAATTGCTTCCGGGCCCGGTGGTTCTGTACATCGCTATGCTTTGCAAATACAACCCATATTGGAAAATGCACTGAATAGAAATGTTGTTTTAAATTTTAAACCTGGTGGTAATGGCATAATTGCGGCTAGAGAATTGATGAATACTCCTCCTGGTAAAACATCTTTAATGATAGGCAACTTCAATACACCTGATGTTTGGAAAGAAAACCTCAAAGAACATCAAATGATTGATGTTCGTAAGGATATCAAACCTGTAGCATTTCTCGGAACAATACCTTCTATGGTTTATTCCAGACCAAATGAAAATTTTAAAGATTTTAGACAAGCATTGGATTATGGAAAAAAGCAGAAATTGACAATGGCGCTGGCCGCGAACACTCCAAATGTTAAATTGATGAAAGATGTTATACAGAAACATAGCGATAGCCAACTTTTCATAACCGTTCCTTTTAAGACTGGTTCTTTAGGACTCTTGAGTGTTTTGGGTGAGCATGTAGACACTGGCGTTACCGTTATTGATGTTCTTGTTACTGAAATGAAAAATAATAGAATAGTGCCTTTGGCTCTAATCTATCCGAATAGATTGAAGGAATTTCTTGAAGTTGCCACTTTAAGAGAAATGGGAATAATAGTTGATAATGAAGATAGATACTACAATAATTTTTTCTTGTGGTCAAATTCAACGGCATCTAACGACTTGCTGAATAAAGTAAAAGATGCTTTATTCAATTTCTTGACTGATAAAAAATCGGAAGAATTTAGAAATTCTTTATACATACAGTTTGGCAAAAACAACATAAAAAATCCAGAAAAATACATGGAAGAACTTTTGAAATGAATAATTTTGAAATTGTGGGTAGTAGAACAAGACAAGATGTTTTTGGTTTTTACAAAGTTGGAAGATTAAAATTTTATAGTCAAATTGAAGCACTTGAAGTTTCTAGAAAATTTAATTTACCCATAACTTGGAACTTTAACGATGAAGTTTTCAGTAGTTACGATTGGACAGTTGAACCCGAAGAAACAATTTCAGAACTTTATGTGAAAAGGTGTGAGCAACTGAGGGAAAAGTATGATTACCTAGTTTTGTTTTACAGTGGCGGCGCAGATTCTGATAATATATTGAATTACTTCATACAAAATAATATACATTTGGATGAAGTGGTGTGTTTAACAAATTATGAAGGTTCACAAGATAGATTATCCCGTTGGAATGCTGAAATCTATGAAGTGGCAATGCCAAAAATTAAAAAAATACAAGAAAAAAATATACATCTGAGACTTACAGAAATTGACATGACTCAAATGATTTTAAAAAAATATAGTCAGTTAAATGTAGACCAAATTTATAAACAAAATGTAACGTTTGCACCTTTTACTTCTATCAAAGACGAAATAAAAACATCTCAAAAACATTGGCAAGAAATGTTTTCTTCCGGCAAAAAAGTCGGATTCATACACGGAATTGATAAACCAAAAATTGATTTACGTGAAAATGGAAATTTTATTTTTTTCTTTTCGTGTGTTGGTGTTAATGGTGCAATTCCTCCTTCAATACAGGAAAAAAATAATTCCTGGGAGTTTGATGAATTTTTTTATTGGAGCCCCGATGCTCCAAAAATTCCAATAAAACAGTCACATATAGTTAAAAATTTTGTTAAAACAAGAGGAATAGAAATTTTCAAAACTTATGCTAAATCATATAATGAAGGTAAAATTATAAATTTTTCTCCACATGGAGCATATACTTTTACGCATAATAAAAATTTTTTATTCAATAGTGAATTAAATAATTTAATATATCCATATTGGTATGATATTCCCTATCAGATTAGGGGAGTTAATATGATTTTATTTGAAAAGGAAAATTGGTTTATTGAAAAAATGAATTCCGAAAAATGTTCCGAAAATTGGAAAATTCTAACAAAAAAAGTTTTAGAGTTAACCAAAACAGATTATAAGGAACAAAATTTTTTGAACGGAGCATTATATCTAAGTAGGCCTTACAATTTAGGAAAATGAAATGAAAAAGATTATTGTTTTAATGTCATTGTTTTTGTCATTCGGTGTTTATTCGGAATCTAAAATTGATAGAGAGCCTATTAAAATTATAGTTCCGGCTGGCGCTGGAGGAGGTTTAGATTTAACTGCTAGAATTATAGGTAAAAGTTTATCTGAAATAAGAAAAATTCCGGTGATAGTAGAGAATAAACCAGGAGCAAACGGACTCATAGCAGCTAAGAGTGTTTTGAATGAGCCATCCAACGGGAAAACTTTACTATTTTATTCACCACATTTTTTTACAATTAGCAATTTATTTTCAGACTCATCGAAAGATATATTCGAATGGAATAAAGAGCTAACAGCAGTTTCTTTGATGCCAACCAAACCATTTGTTTTACTGGTTGGTAAAAATTCAAACATCAATAATCTATCCGATTTGAGGGAAAAATTTAAAAATAAAGAGATTACTTTCGGAAGCACTGGTGTTGGAACTCCACTTCAAATTTATCCTGAAATGTTTTTCAATCAATTGGGAATAAAATCAATTCATGTGCCATATAAGTCTTATCCACAAATTGTAACTGAAGTTATAAATGGCACATTAGACGTTGTTGTTGGTGCGTCATTAGGTCCACAAATTAAATCTGGAAATCTAATTCCATTGTTCATATTTTCAAATAAAATTGATTCTGATTTTCCTAATGTTCCTGTTGCTAGAGGAGAATTTTCTAAATTTTCCAATTTGAGAGTGGTTGTTAATTTTCTTGTACATAAAAATACAGAATCTCAGATAAAACAAGATTTAATCGAAGATATTGAACTTGCTACCAAAAAATCTATGGAAGAATTAAAGCAAAAAAATTTAATCAATCCAAATGAAGATGTAGTTTATGATGAAAAAACAATGCAACAAATTGAAAATGCTTGGATTTCCGCGGTCGAAAGAATCAGGAACAAAAAATAATTACCAAAAAACTCTTGACACCTAAATAATAAGCTGCTATACTAGCGGCAATGGTTGTATGAAGCAACTTGAAAAGTGTTCTGGACGGCGGTTCGATTCCGCCCATCTCCACCAAAAGCATATTCTTTGAGGTCTTGGTCGTTACCGGCGTAGCAAAAACGGCGACAGAGTATGCTTTTGATGGGGATGACCAGGTTTCGACAGGGCAAAGAGTATAGAAGTGGACAACTCACCAGAGTAGGTGTAAAAACTAAATCAAGTAAACGCAAACGATGAAAAGTTCGCATTAGCCGCCTAAACTCGGCTTAGGGTTTCGGTAGGTTTCCTCGTAACAGAATAACCTATCAATTTTAACACACTCACACACAAGGAGAAATCTATGAGTAAAACACCTTTTGAAATCCGTATGAATCTTTTAGAAATGGCAAAGGACTTGGCAATGCAAGACTTCTTTACTAAAAAAGATATGTTAATGGAACAATGGCATCGTAATTCTGAAGTTAATAAGTCTCTTCCAGTACCGGAATTGGGAGCATACCCAACAGAACAAGATATCATTGCGAAAGCAAAATTACTTAATGCTTTCGTTTCTAACGAATAATCATTAAGAAGGTTTCGGTAGGTTTCCTCGTAACAGAATAACCTATCATTTATTTTTAGGAGAAAAAATTGAAATATAAAATGTCTTTTGTAGCACTTGCTATGGTTCTTTCAACAGCGGCATCCGCACAATCGGTTTCTTTGACTTATGGGTATAGAGATTCTGATAATGAAACAACACAAACCGCAACCGGAATTTCAGCTAGGATGAAAATTTCTGATGCTTTGAGTGGTGATATTAGTTTTTCAAATCTGCAAGATAGGGCCAAACTGACCAATGCACTCAGAAATGAATTAGGTCTAAGTTATAGTAAACCTCTAGTTTCGGTTTTTTCAGGAAGTGTTAGGCTCTCTCATGGATTCAGAATGAGTTCAGGTAGAGAAACCATTCAATACTACAATATTGAACCATCGGTGACAGCAAAAATTCCAGGAACTGCATTGTCGGCTAGGGTTGGATATCGTTATCGTGATACGTACAGTGAAAATGATAATGACAGGTCGGATACCACTCGTTATGCAGTCATGTATGACCTGACGAAAAAAGATAGAATTGCTGTAAGTTATGATGACCAACGTGGTGTAGGCGCGGCAAAACAAACCTCGCTAGTATATACTCGTTCATTCTAAGTAGTTTTGTAAATTTTTTGATGGTTTTTTAAAAAAACCATCCTTTAAAAGGAGAAAAGATGCGAAGTAAACCAATACTTCTTACCATGTTTTTTTCTGCTTGTATTCTGTTTTTAAGCGCAATTAATATTGACGTTAACAAGATACTTCCAATGAAAGTCAGTTACTACTCTCTTTCAAAGGACACACAAAGACAAATTACTTGTCTAGCAGAAAACATCTATTTCGAAGCCGCACATGAACCCCGCATGGGTCAAAAAGCTGTAGCGTTCGTAACAATCAATCGTGTACAGACCGGCAATTATGCCAATTCAATTTGTGATGTTGTATTTCAGAAAACGGGTGGAACTTGTCAGTTTTCCTGGTATTGTGACAAGAAGTTTACCGATAGACGCTTGACAATCAAAGACACAACGTTGTATAATGACATTCGTGAGTTAGCAACACACATTGTCATAAACTTTGAAAAGATGGACGATGTAACTAAAGGAGCAACTTACTATCATGCCGACTATGTTAATCCGGGTTGGAAATTGGATAAAGTCGACCAAATTGGTCGGCATATTTTTTACAAAAGAAAAGGTGACAAAATTGACAGAAACAAGGAATTCATCTAAAATGAAAGATTCTTCTACATTTATTACTGTTGCAGTTTGTATTTTAATTACAGTGATGGCAGGAATCATTTCACTATCTTTGAATCAACTCAATGATAGGAATAACATGGCTAGGAACATTGAAGCCGCAATTGCAAAAGGTGTTGACCCTCTAGCCGTTAAGTGTGCATACGAAACTCAACCTACGGCTACTTGTGTGTCTTATGCTTTGAACATTAAGAAATGAGCGATTCAGTTTCAAATTTTTTGGCCAAAATCAGGGCCGAAAGTCCTGCAATTGCCATTCGTCGTAGAAAAGCAAAAGGTTCTAGAAAAAAAAGAGCATTTAAAAAGTGGGTTTGGGCCGCAGAAGATGTAAACAACAATATTATGAATAATGAAAAGATTTTTGTCGGTGCTTCCGACTACAGCGATTACGTATACTCTCAGCTACTTGATAAAAGAGCGAATTCTGACCTGAGTACACTTAGCCGTGAATATCAGCTACATTGCAACCGCAAAAAGTGGCATGATTACATGGAGAGTGAATTTGACGGTGATTATATCCTAGAATCAACGGATTCTTACGGGATTATTATCACTGAAGGTTTCAACTTCATCCGTTACAATTTGAGTTCAAATTCGGTCACTGTTACTGTTTATGGTGACAAAGAATTTATTGAAGATATTAGAGAATCTGTTTTTGGTCACTTCGAAGAAGTTACCTCCCACATCGAATGGGTCTATGCCAGTGATGGAAGTTCTGTGAATGTTCCTCTGAACAAAGACCGTTTGCCTGTTGCTGAAATGTATCCTTTCTTGAAAGATGAAACACTTGAAAGCTACTATGACCGTTACCTCAACTCACAAGCAAATATTCTTTTGCTGATTGGACCTCCAGGTACCGGTAAGACTACTTTCATCCGTGGTTTGTTGTCTCATAGCAACTCATCTGCAATTGTTACCTATGATGCAAGCATTCTAGAAAAAGATTTTCTCTTTGCTCGTTTCATTGAAGATGATGCCAACATCATGGTCCTGGAAGACTCCGATAACTTCCTGAAGGCTCGTAGTGATGGCAACACAATGATGCACCGTTTCCTAAACGTTGGTGATGGTCTTGTCACAACGAAAGGTAAGAAACTTATCTTCTCAACAAACTTGCCTTCTATTCGTGACATTGATTCGGCACTTGTTCGTCCAGGACGTTGCTTTGATATTCTGAATTTTGATACACTTACACAAAGCGAAGCAGAGAATCTTTCTACTCGCCTTGGTGTTCAGCTTGACGGTATCCGTGAAAAGTGGTCTATTGCTGAAGTGTTCAATAAACAAGTTGAAAATTCTACCATAAAAAAAGTTGGTAGAAAAGTTGGTTTTATTTAAGGAGTTATTATGTCTGTGAAACAAATGTCTATCAATCAAATTTCGAGTGAGTCTGACCGCAAGAAATTGTTTGATGCAATTAAAGAATGTTCTGATTCGATGACACGAATCGAAGGCGAAAAAGATTTCATCAAAGAAGCAACCAAAAAAGTCTGTGAAGATTTGAAGTTGCCTAAGCGACTTGTCAATCGCCTTGTCAAAGTTTATCATAAACAAAACTATGATGAAGAAGTGGCAACTCATGAGCAATTTGAACAATTGTATGAAACGATTGTGAAGTGATGCCAACAAAAGACGAAATGTTCAAGTTTCAGCAAGAGATAGAAAATCTTGTTGCTGAAACCGATTACAATTACATGGAAGCAATTGTTGAATATTGCAACCACACTGGTATGGAAATTGAACTAGCATCAACCCTTGTTAACAAAGATTTGAAAGCAAAGATAGCAATCGATGCAGAGAATCTTAACATGTTACCGAAAGCAGCACGACTTCCAATATGACAGGTTATGAAGCCTTTTCTCTTTATCATGTTCTGAAATTACACTTCACTTCCGATAGTTACGATTACTTCAAGTACAACGGCAAATGTAACATCAATATTGAAACTTTCGAAAAGCGCAGAGACAAATACCACTTCTACAAGTTATCCAGGAAATATGAACAAGATGATTACCGAGAGTTTGTTATTTCTGCTCTCATGCAAAATGAAAATGCATGGGCAGGAACTCTACTTGAGGATGACACCTACGATAAACATCTGAAGCGCCTGGCAATCTTGCAAGCATTGGGCTATACATTCAAAAATGACTGTGCTATAATTCGTGAAGCAGGTGGCGTTAATAGTGTTCTAAAAATTGAGGATGGTTATCCTCCTCTGTTGACAATGACTCTACAAAACGTTACGACTATTGAAACTCTGTGCATACTCAACTCTTTTATGAATTTCTTACCGGTTTGGAACAGAAAGATTGCTGATACAATCCGATGGCCAATGCTGTATAGAAAATTTGTGAAGTATGCACCTTTTGTACCCTTTGATGCGGAAATCTATCGCAAACATGCAATTCAGGAATTAAAATGATTAAGAAAATTTATTTGGACATGGACGGTGTTCTTTGTAACTTTGAAGAAAAGTACATTGAACTTTTCGGTAAAGAGCCTGCGGCTGCCGACCGAATCCGTAAAGAATGGTCGGCTAACTGGAATGTTTTTTGCCAAGAAGGACATTTCGAAAAACTGAATTGGTTTCCTGGCGCACATGTTTTGCTTGACCACGTTAAGCGAACAAACATCACCACAGAAATTCTTTCTTCATCTGGTGGTAAAAAATACCACGATATGGTCGAAGCAAGTAAAAAAAAGTGGCTGAAAGAACACAACATTCTTTATAAAGCAAATATTGTTCCTGGTCGTTCCTATAAGACTGCATACGCAACACCAGAAACTGTCCTAATTGATGATACTTCAGATATCATTGAAGCTTTTAACAAAGCAGGTGGTCACGGCATTCTTCATAAGGATGTTGGTGAAACTATCAAAATTCTGGACAAGCTATTGACAAATGGCTAAATATTTTATATAATGAATTTTGTGGATAAAAAAACATACAACGACATACATCGCATATACGAAAGGAAATATTATGTCATTCGCTAATCTTAAACGCAACCGTGATAGCCTTGATAAACTCACCAAGGCAATTGAGAGCACCACACAAACTGCTGAGGCTGGCTCCAAAGACGACACCCGATTCTGGACTCCTACTGTTGACAAATCTGGCAACGGCATGGCTGTCATTCGTTTTCTTCCTGCACCTGGTGCTGACGGAGAAGATGGCCTTCCTTGGGTTCGTTTGTTCGACCACGGTTTTCAGGGACCTGGTGGCTGGTACATTGATAAGTGCTTGACCACACTCAACGAGAAGTGCCCTGTTTGCGAACACAACAACACTCTATGGAATTCTGGTGTTGAAGCAAACAAAGATGTTGCACGTAAGCAAAAGCGCCGTCTTTCTTACATCGCAAACATTTACGTTGTTTCTGACCCATCTAATCCTGAGAATGAAGGCACTGTTCGCCTGTTCAAGTTCGGTAAGAAAATCTTCGATAAGATTACTGAAGCAATGAACCCAGAGTTTGCTGATGAAACTCCTCTAAATCCTTTTGATTTCTGGGAAGGCGCAAACTTCAAACTGAAGATTCGCAATGTTGAAGGCTACCGCAACTACGACAAATCAGAATTTGCTGATAAGTCCGAATTGCTTGGTGGTGATGATGCTAAACTTGAAAAGATTTATTCTCAAGAATATTCTTTGAAAGAAATGGCTGACCGCAAACACTTCAAAGCATATGATACTTTGAAGGCTCGCCTTGATAAGGTTCTTGGCTTCGAAGGCGTTGCTACTCAGAGCCGTGCTGAAGATGTTGAGATTCCTGTTGTCAAAGCAAAAGGTGGAGTTGCAATTCCATCTAGTGTTGATGATGATGACTTGGATTATTTCAAATCTCTAGCCGAGCAAGAATAAAACTGTAAGGCTATCCTCCTTGCCAGTTTGACCCCGCCTAGTGCGGGGTTTTTCTTATGTCGGAATAGAAATGGCACTTGATACAAACAATTCTAGTGCATTCATGTCTCTAACACCTGCAACTATGGATGACTGAGGTGCTCCACCAGATTGCACGTTATTGTTTGTTGTTGGTGAATTGAAAACGTTCACTCCTGGAAGTGCAGAAGCTAATTCCATTCTTCCATCGTTCATGTTGACACTTCCTTGAGACAGTATTCTACCTTTTAGATAATCTTCAACGGTATTTTCTAAATGTGGATTTGTAAGTCTAGCACCAGAAGGTTTTTTCTGTCCATCAGGTCCAAGTTCATCCGAAAATTCCGGCAGGCCTGCGGCTCTCCAAACAGGCATATTTGGATTATTCTTTAGTGCTTCAACCAAATCTTTTGCACCTTTGGGACCAACAGACCAAGCCAATCTTATCAGGTCATTTGTTATATTCTTAAATCCTTGACCTTTTAATCCTTCGACCATTCCGTCATATACAGCTTTAAATAATTTGTCCTGGTTCTGTGCATTGAATATATCACTCTTTGTCAACCCCGCTCTTTTTAAATTATTTTCTAGTGTTGATGGTAAAAGA